GAGCCGCTGCTTGCTGGACTTGTACCGTTTGCTGGACAACGGTTGTGCCACCACCACCGCCACCACCGGCACCGACAATCTGCTTACGGTCTTTCTTGGCCATGATCAGATCGTGTCAACGTCGATGCCAGCTGAAATCACCACCGATCCAACAATCGTTTCCCCGTAAACCACAGGAACAGGAGTGCCTTGGCGACTGGTGTTCTGGATCCCACTAAAGCTATAGGACTCTTGCGGATCCAGCTCTGTTGCCTGCGTTGATTCGTTCCTGCTTCGACCAGCACCTACCGACGCAGGACCAAAACTCCCTATCTGTGGAGTCGGACTTAACAGCTGCGCTACACCGCCCAACACCAACGACGCGCCAACGGCAGCAACCATCGTGCCCACCGTTCCAATGCCCATAAACCCGCCCAGCGTTACGCCAGCAGACGCAATGCCGCCGGTAATGATCGCAGCTGCAATCAAGCCAATTCCAAGAAGAATCTGCCCTGTCCCACTGCCCGCCCCACCAAGCACTGGGACAATCTTGATCGTTTGACTGGCTGGGTAGCCAATCTCCTCTAGCTCAGTCTCTCTGCCGTCAACAATCACCTTGTAATAACGGTCTGACATGTGCCGCTCCAGACCGGGGAAATTGACCAGAAGCATCCTGATCGCTTCGCCTGCGCTGCTGATCTCCGCTACGAACCGCCGCTGGCCGACAAACTTCGCTAACGCTCCGTACAGCTTGATTTCACGCATCGTACCGAAGCACCTTCCCTGTGCATTTTAAGAGCCACTCGCCCAACAAATCACGACTGCTTAGGCGGCCTCTCAAATGATGCAGCACCAGTTGGTCTCCGATATACACCCCCACATGGTTCAGCTTGTTTGAATCAATAGCCATCAACAGCGCATCACCCTTCTGCATCTCCTCCACCTTTACTTCCCTAAACCCGATCTCCTCCCAGCAATCGTCAAACATCGGCTGCTCGTTGAACTCCTCAGGCGTTGTCGGCCTGTCCCAATCCCTCAACTCAATCCCCTGCTCTGCATACCAGTCGCGCACCAGCGTCCAACAGTCAGTTACGCCCCATACCCATGACCGCCCGATCAGCGGAGCCTTGTACCCTTCAGGCTTGCATTCACCCCATGTCTCCAGCTTTGGATTCACGATGTACCAAGGCAGTTCAGACTTCTCACACGCAATCCGATCCGCTTCACTAGGAATCGGCGGCGTAACAGGATGACTATGGATGACTGCTACGACTTCACCCTTGTCCTCAGCGGCAGCGTAATCGACTGGATCGAGTATGAAAAACTCGTTTCCCTCAGCCAAGTTTTTACATGGCCAATACCTCTCCCGCCCTTTAACGACGATGAGCAAACCACATGACTCACGCGGATCCTCCGCTTTTGCGTGCTCAAGTGCTTTCGCTCTAGCCGCTGCCTTCATGTATTGAACGCACCAATGCCTGGGAACGCCCCAAAGGGTAGTTCAGCAGTAGCGCCAAATCTTGCTTGGCAGCTGCTTAGCTTTTTGCCACATACGTCGTCAGCTACATCCGTGACAGCTTTGTCGTTTTCGTCGAAGTAACTGCTGCCGCTGTACCCACACTCCGAACCCTTGTAAATCCAAGGACATAGGTTGGCGCTGCATTGACGTTTTGGAGCGCGAACACCAGCAAGGTCAAACGCTGCTGCTAACTCAAACTCCACCATGTCCCGAGTTTCCGTAACCTTTCGGGCAACGTAGTAGATCTCATCAGGAAACTTGCTGGTAGCATCTGCCGTCCCAAATGGGTTGCTGCTCTCATCAGGGAAGTTTGCATCATCCAAGTACCGCAGCAACGTGCGAATCCTGGTCAGTTTTGCTCCAGTCAAATCATTGCCTGCTGTGGTTGTATTCACATCCAGCAAAATTGCTGTAATACTGCCTAACAAATTGGCAACGCGAATCCTTGGCCTAGGCAGCGATCCGGTTTCTGCCTTGTACTCAAACCCTTCCGCCTCGATCGGCAAAGCGCTATACGTGTTGCCGTCCCACACAACATTGCCGTTGCTGTTGTACGGGCTAGTCCCGGCGTGAAAGCGATAAGTAAAATCAGCTCCGTGGACTGCCGCGTTGATCTCCAACTCAAACAGCTCAATAATGCCGCTTGGATTGATCTTCTGTAGCTCGGAAACAGGTACAGCCATTAGGGCTCAAATACTTGCTTGAACGTTGCCGTAATAGTGGCTCGGCCTGTGTACGGAATCGTTTTGCTCCATTGAGAGCAGATCCACTTGTAAGCGGTCGTCTCGTCTACAGGTGTCCAATCAAAACTGGCAGCATCAGCAGCCCGTGCATCCAAAAACGTTTCGATCGTGTCTGCATCAGCTTCGGATACGTTCCAAGTCAGGTCCCACTCCTTCGGGTTCATGTGATCTGGAATCCCGTAGGTCAAACGGCTCTGGTAACCATCACCGAATTGAACCGTCCGCATCCTGGGACGGCTGGTTTTTTGTGCGCCGTAAGCAGGTGTGATTGAGGGGAAGGTAGCCATTAGGCAAGCAAGCCTCCAGGACGCTGTTGCTTGATCAGTTCTTGACGGACAGCGATGCCAATAGCTTCGCCAAGGCGCTTCTGGTCGTCACCTCTGCCCTCAACGCTACTGCCGGATGCGTCCACATTAACCACGATGTTGCTGCCGCCCATCGCGTTATTCGGGACGATGTTGCCGCTGGCGCCAGGGACAAACAACTCGGGGCCGCGCTCACCCACCATGTAGGGCTGATTTGCGGAAACGGCTCCACCGCGAGCACGTTGAGGGATACCGAAGTTTGGACCTGCCGTACCAACGCCATCGACGGAATAGTTAGGTCCAAACTGAGGTCCGGGACCAAAGGCGGTACGGAGGAAACCAACCGCCTGTTCAATCACATAAATCTGAATTAGCTGACGGGCGATGTCGCGGAGAACGGTTGCAGCAATGTCGCGCAGCGCCATGCCCCAGTTCTGAGCGCCGTCAATCAACAAGTCAAACGAGCGCGTTAGACCCTGTCCAAGAACTTGTGAGAGGCTGTCAGCTAGCTGGAGTTGCTGTTGCAAACCAAGGTTCAACTGGTTTTGCTGTTCGATTGCGACAAGCATTGCCTTGCCGCGCTCTTGACCCATCGTGCGTTCCAGTTCGGCAAGTTTGTAGGTCTCCTCAAGAGACGCACGCTTGCGCTCCAGAGCTAGGGCATCCAGCTGGACACGTTTTTCTGCTTCAGTGCGGTCAGAAGCCAGCACTGTTTGCTCTTTTTCGCGGATGCTCAATAGTTCGCGAACTTTCTCGAAACGGATTAGTGCACGGCGATCGTCGTTAAAACGTGCCTCATAGATAGATTTTTCGAGCGTAAACAGCTCTTGAGCTTGGGCCAGATCGGCTTGGAAATCTCCGAGACGACTGCGACGACCTTTTTTGGCTTTAGGCGGCGTAATAGTTCTTCTGTCTTCCCCGGTTACGGGAGCGGAAATGGTGGGCATAACAATGCCCGCCTCTGCTGCACGGCGTAAGACCTCTGTGCGTCCGGCGGCAGTTAAGGGTTTCAGTTGTCCCTTACTTCGGCCTGCCTGCTGTACCCCGCGTACTTCTCGCTCAATTTGATTGAGACGTTCTAGATCTGCACCAGTAACGTTCCGCTTTAACGCGCCTAGTTTTTGCTCGCTGGTTATTCCGCCGAGCATACTATTAACAATCTTGAGAAACTCTTTTAGAGGTCCGGCAACAAGTGCAAATAGTTGTGTAGTAAGAATATTCCACTGTTTTGCTGTTTCGTTAGTCTCTCTTCCAAGGTCTTGGAGCGCTTTTACTCCGTCAGTACCAATCGTTTTAGCTAGATCGGACGCGGTAAGTGCGGCTAACTTTTCGATCTCGCCTGCTTCTTCCAAAGCAATAGCGCGATCTTCAATCGCCTCAGTGCTAAATAGGCTCTTCTCACGCATAAACTCCAGCGTGCCGCCGGTTGAGGTGAGGGCTTTACCTGTCTCAAACGCGGCAGCCGCCACCTTGTCAAACTGCTGGCCGATAGCGCTAAGGGCAATCTGAGCGGCAAAACCGGCTGGTCCGCCGACTAGACCGCCAGCTGCACCACCCAAGATTGCGCCCGGGCCGCCGCCGAACAGCAGCGGGAAGCCGGCGCCAAGTGCCACGCCCTGTAGACGCTCATTACGTTTTTTACGTTGTCCAGCCTGTGCTGACTGCTTGATAACACGAGAAGTTTCATTCAACTGATCGAGGAACAAACCCCAGTTTCGATTTATTTGTGCCTTCTTAAATTGATTTACTCGTGCGTTGTTTGCGCGGGTTGCGTTAATAATTTGCGCTGTATCGTTTAGATCGCCTAGGAACTTTGTCCAGTTCGCGTTTAAGTTTAGTTGTCGTGTTTTATACGCAGGAGAACCCACCATCTGCGGCGTGCCGCCAATGGGTGAAGTAGCGCCAACGCCCATACCAAGTTTTTGCTGGCGTTCTAATTCGCGGGTTTGGCGTTTTTGTAGAGCTAACTTGTCGCGTTCTTTGCGAATTGCTAGAGACAGTTCACCCGTTATTTGCTTGAAACTTCCAAATTGTCTACGTGCCTGTGCTGTAGTGGCCTCGCCTAGTTGTGCACGTAACTTGGTTGTATTTACGCCAGCCTCTTCTAATCGACGAATCTGCTGATCCAGCGTATAGCGCTTTACTCGCGCTTTATACAATGCGTCGATACTCTCGGCCTGCATGCGGCCGGCTTTGGTTGATATACGCAGTTTTGCCTGTTCTTGGTTAATTAGTGTGCGTGCAACACTGTTTTGAGCCCGCGCCATCGTGAGACGGCCTTTGTCATTCTCCAGTGCTGCTTTACTTAGTTTTTCTCTGATTCTGCTTACATCTACACCTCTTGCCTCTAACTCATTAACCTTGCGGCCTAAGTTAAAGGTGACGATCTGCGTTGCTTGACGACGCTCCGCCAATCGTGCGCGTTTTTGCTCCGTGGCTACGGCACGCCGGGCTGCAGACTCGTCCCCACGCAAAGGCGCAGCAAGGTTTTTCTTGAGGTTGTTTACCCTTTTTTCGAGGTCGCCGAGTTGCTTGTCGAGCGTCTTGGCGTTCAGCTGGATATTAACTTCGTAGTTGACGCCAGCCACAGAAAACGCCCGCCTAGTAGATCCAGATTAGCGAACTCTGCGGTACTGGGCCTCCTGACGGGCGCGTTCGTACGCCTTCTCCTCACGCTCAGACTTGAGGTTCAAGTAAGCGCTCCAGGCGTACAGCTCTTCCGTGGACATGCGCTGGCGTAATTCGGCCAGCGTCATGCCCAACGTTTCTGCGATAAAGAACTGCAGGTAAAGCTGCGGGTCCTTATCAATCTGCGCTTTTGACGGCCTCCGGCTCTACCCCCTCTGCCATGCCCTGCATCTTGGTCATGATGTCCAGTAGAACAGCCATTGGCAGTTCGTTGCGCAGTGCGGCGCGGTCGCCTTGGCTGAACAGCTTGGCGCCACCCTCGTCCTCAGCCTTCTGGATAATGGTTTGGAGTGCAAACTCCAGGCTGTTCTCGTCGTCGCCCTTGTTCAGGCTTTTGATCACGTCGTTGATCCGATCGCGGTCGGCGATCGTCAAAGCACGCCAAAACACCTTCAGGACAACTTCGTCGCCATTTTTGATCGTGTAGCTGCTGCGGGCTTCGACGCTAAACGCCTTCCGCAGCTTGTCGATTGCTCTTGTACCAGCCATGAAAAATTAGACTTGACTATTACACTATACAGCCGGTTTAAAGCCCTTACCCAGGGCTACGAACGCCTTAGTTATGTCGTTGAAAATTTCGGCGTTTTCTTCGTGGGTGGTGTAAACCTCAAACCAGTCAGGGTTTCCTCCCTTGGACGTTCTGCCGCGCTGATCTGCGTAGGTTTTTCCGTTGATTGTCGCTTCAGGGTTATTGACTGC